TAGATCCTGTAATTGTAGTAAAATTATCTAATAAAATAATATCTTGAGGATTAATACCATGACCTGTTGAAAAAGTTATTGTAACAGTTGGCGATCCGTTGGTTGTGGTAAACGCACTTGTAAGAGTTGTTGTAGATTTAATTGGGTGTATGTCATAGAATACACCACCCGAGTATGCATATAAAATTCTGTTTGTGCCTATAATAGCGTATCTTCTACCTAAACTATTGACATAGTGATGAAGTCCACGGCCTGCGCCTGTTAATTCATTTTCATTTAATGTGCCTAGTTGATTCCAACCACCTATTTTTTCTGGTGATCCATATCTAAATCTAACATTATCACAATCTACCCATTGCCCTTCGGCACCTGTAGGTGTAATTTGTTTGTTAATACCGGGCTGAAATCCTATCTTTTGAAGCATATTATTCCTAGTTTACTTTACTTTACTGGAATATCATTAAAAAATCTACTTAAAATCTTGCACGATTTTCCCTTTAAACCATGCAGGTAAGCCCAAATGAATTCTTCTATCAAATTTTTCAGCTCTAGCATTTGGTTCACTTTTATTATTGTAGTGTAAAAATACTTGAGCGTTGTTACTTCCTTCAAAAGGTTCTCTCCAATGTTCTAAATCGCATCCAGAATAAATTAACATATCACCCGGTTCTAATTCTACTTTTACTCCGGAACCGTTAGATGGAACATAGTCTTGATCTTTATAAACTCCTTCATTTTGATTTGGATTAATAAATATTGGCCACGGGTCTCCACCTAAATTCATTGTAGTTGATACACTACAAGCTGCTCTATCTTTGTGTTTTTTTAAAATATCTCCTTTTTTGTATATTCTAAAATAGGAGTAAGTTGGTAATAAAACCAAACCAGTTTCTTTTTCCATTAATGATCTTAGGTCTTCTAATAAAGTTTCCATAACTATATCTGAATAATGAGAGTATGTTTCAGGAACTTGTTGATCATTCCAAACTCCAAAATATTCTGTGTAGGGAGACAAATATTTAACATCAAACATAGTTCTAGCTACCTTTCTTTTTAATGAAACATATTCATATAAAAATCTAGCCATTTCTTTTGAGATAGCTTCTTTTTTAATTGTATATTTTTTTTCTTTAAAAGACATTAATCTACCACCTTTATTTTTAATTTAGATACACCACCACAAGATATAGTGCCATTAGGATATATATTTGCAGCTATAGTAATTCTTGGTTCTTGGTCCGTGTTCTCTGTAGCATAGTGCATTATTGACGGAGGAAAAACCACATACTTACCAGGTTCAGTATCTTCTACGTGTTTTAAATATAAACCTCCATTATCTACATCGTCGCTAGACATAGGTTGAAGGTTAGAATTTTTAAAATAAGGATTTTCTACATACCAAACAGTTTTGTCATTTGATATACCAGAGGCATAATAGTTTGAACTCATAAAACAATTAGGGTGTTGATGTGAATGAAAAGATTGATTTGTTTTATTTAGATTAGCCCAAGAACTTACTATCTTTAATTCATCACAAGTTAATTTCATATCTTTTTTAACTTCTTTTAAACAGTCGTGAAACCACAAAAAAATTTCTTTAAACTGTGGTAACGAATGTAAGTTTATTCCTGTCCCATCTTCTTTCATTCCTGACCACATCATATTACTAGGATTTTCATTATATTCAAGTTTTAATAATTCTTGGTAAACCTCATCTATTTTATTTTTATCATAATAAAATCTATAGATAGGAAATCCTAGTGCATACACTTTATCAAACATATGGGTTTCCTAAATTCCAAGCTACTAAACTATATCTTAAACCTTTAGTAACAGGTTTTACTTTATGCCAAACAAAAGATGGAAAAACTACAACAGAACCTTTATTTTTAATTTGATCGCACACAACAATTTCTTTTTTAGATTTATCTCTAAAATCAAATTCTAATTCACCCCCTTCGTATTCAGAAGAATCAGATAATGCAACTATTGCGGACAGTTTTCTAATTAAACCTTTTCTCCAAGGTGGTTCAGTATAGGGTTTATTAAAAGCATCACAATGCCAATCATAGTGTTGATTTAAAGCATACTTTGTAAATTGACATGCTTCTGAAACACTCCATTGAAAATTCCAACCAGCACTTTGATTAGCTGTGTGTATAAAAGGATTTATTTCATTATATATCCAAGTATCATGTAAAAAATTTACATAAGAATCTCTTTGAACTTTTAATTTTTCTTTATCTTTCTCTGTTAATTCTTTTTTATTTTGAAAATCTCCTGTAACTGCTAATTGTTGTTTAAAAGATAAACCATATTTAATTATTTCATCGCACACTCTATGGGGAATTATAGAATCAAACCACCAGTAATAATTTTCTAAATTCATTCTTCAAACTTTCTTATTGAAATTATAGGAAACCAATCTTTTTCTATACTGTAAAAAAAGAAAACTTGTGTTAATCTTTCAGTGTTTATTGGATGCAAATTTGCACCATGATATATTTTAGCATCATATATTACTGCCCTATTGTATAATCCTTCAACCTCTACAGTTTTTTTAAAATGTAAATTGTTTTGATTTCTTGCTTTTTCAAACTCCTCTTCTGTAAAATTATCTTTATTATGTATTTCAGAACTAACAAATTTTTCTTTACCAAAAGTTTTAGATTTATAAAAATTTGTTCCAGAAATATTGTCCTTATCTAAGTATATAATTGCAGCCATTAAACATTTATCTGTATGTATCCATCCCTCATTAGATATATTTTTTATTCCAGGTGTTTTTTGAAAACAAGTATTACAAACATGAAGTGTTTGATCTTTATAGAAAGCACGTAATATTTTTTGACTAGACCATTCAAAATAACCTTTATCAACTTCGTGTAAAGGTTTACTTCTTAAACCATACCAGTAATCTCCTTTTTGTCTTGGATGGTATTGTAAAGAATTTGCAAATGTTACAATTCTATCTGGTTCATCAAAAAAATTATCTATAATAGTTATTGGAAAGTGCATATAAAAATTATTCTTTCTTCATTTGGCTTACAAAATTCTTGAGCATGATAATTCATTCCATCAAAAAAAACAACCTTATTTTTCTTAGGAGTTATTGTGTGTTTAAGAGTGTGTTCTTTTTGAATTTTATACCAATTGCGTTCATAGTCTATTTGAGTTTGTTTCTTTTCCTTAAAAGTTTCATTAAATATTAAAGTGTTTCCAGACGCATTATTTAAATAAAGTATCATTACTTGGTGAGGAAAATCATGGTCTACATGTAAGTCAGCATGTTTAGCCGTGTAATGAAAACTCATGTTAATATTCATTCTTAAAATTTTATTTACTTTAATATTAGATCTTTCACACAACCTATCAAAAATTTTTTTAAAATAATCATAATGTGGAGAATTTTTACCCAGATTTGGATCTAGTAAAGCATGCGAATTATAAGGAAAATTATTTAAAGTAGATGGTCTATAGAACCAAGGAAAGTTATAATCTTTTACAATTCTTTCTATATTTTCAATATCACCTTTAGGTAATATATCTTCTTTCTCAAAGATCACTTAAAATTTGCCAGTAAGAACGTATAAATAATGTGCTTGTTGATTCCAGATTCCACCTTGATTTGTTGCAGGTTCAGCAGATTCTTT